GTCTTCAACCAGTTTTGCATAGCCTTTTTTAATCAACTCGCGACCATGCTGCTCGTCGGTCTCGATGGTGTTGCCTTCAGAAACGACAGTGCCGCCGAAATAATTCGGTTTAATCAGAAGCAGTTTCATATGTAACTCCCGGAAAGGCGGCCCGAAGGCCGCCGTTGCTGTTACGCAGCTGCAGCAGGTGCGGTGAAGGAACCGTAAACGAACGCTTCAGGACGCTTAACGGCCAGCGCCAGACGCTCTTCACAACGAATTGAGATCATATTTTTCTCAAAGTCGTCGGCGTTTTCAGTGGAAATAACCACGTTGGCATCTTCGCGGTCGAAAATCTGCGCACCGGCATTGAATGCGCCGGTCAGGAATTTACCCTGGAATGCTGCCGCTTCGGTTGCTACAACCGGCAGACCCCACAGGGTAGGACCGGTCAGCGCTGCCGGATTAGCCAGAATGTAACGGCCCAGAGAATCCTTAGTCAGCTCGATCTTCGCCCAATCAATGAAGTGCAGAACATGGCCGGACGCCGGGAAGCGAGCCAGTTGCGCCTGCAGCATTGCCAGTCGCAGATCATCAATACCACTTTGATTCGCCACGCTGAAGGCAGCAGCGTATGCAGATGCCTGCGGAACGATACCGTTCAGGTGCGTTCCGGTGCCGTCGCCGAACAGAATCTCCTGCTCTTCAACGTACTTCAGGCCGTAGCGCAGTTCGGCGTCAATTGTCGATTGCAGCTGCGGCATGTCATCAAGAATCTGTTTAGCGGCTTTGAAGAGGTGCGCGATGGTACGGACCGGCGTGATTTTTTCCGCAAAGGTGATGCCGCTATACGGTTTGGTGGTGTTCTCAGCGACGGTAGCCGCATTGTTTGTGAAGCCAGTTTGCTGAACCCAGTAGATGGTATTGGACTCAGTACGGCCCGGTGCGATCAGGTCGCGGATAAACAGTCGCTGTTTTGGCTGCTGATCGATACCAGGCAGGCGGTCAGGTGCAACGATCTGGCCCGGCACGTTGACCGACAGCAACGCAGCCTTAACCGGAATGCTCAGGCGCTTATTACCTTCGATGCTAGCCGAAAAAGCTTTCAGCGCTTCGGAAGAAACAACCTGACCGCCCACGGTTTCGATAACATTTTTCGCATTCGCCAGCGGCATCTGCGCTACATGCTGCTCCAGATCACCCAGCGCCGCCTTCAGCGTTTTCTCTGCTTCACGCATGGCGTTAAGCTCACTCGCCATTTTATCCACTGCCGCTTTGGTCTCAGTTGACAGCGAACCCGATTTTTTCGCCTCAGCCAACGCTTCCTCAGCCTTCGCATTAAACTTGCCGCTGGCTTCGTTGATGCTGGCAGTAACCTGCTTCAGTACTTCATTTACTTCAGACATTGTTAATCCTTATTTGCCGAACGCGGCCAGCGCGTTTTTAAGTTGTGCAATATTTTCGGGGTTGATTTCGTCGGTAGCGCCCGGCATACCTTCAGGGGTGGCAGCAGCGCCAGGCTTACTGCCGGTTAACGCTTTAAGAAGTTTTCGACGCTCGGAGCGCGGTGCATCGGTTTTTGCCAGCATCGCGTCCAGCTTGCGCAGCGCAGCTGCAGGACTGTCGTCACCATCAGCAATCTCATCTGCCGCCAGCAGGCGATCTGCAAAACCTTTTTCAACCGCATCGCTGCCGCCGATGTAGGTTTCAGCATTCATCATCGCGTCGATAGTGGCCGCATCCAGACCGGTCCGTGCGCCATAGATATCGTTCATCGCCTTATCAAAAGGCACCATGTCCGCCGCAATCTGCTGCAGATCGTGACGGTTGCCCATCGCATATACCCAACAGTTATGGATCATCAGGAAAGCACCGCGACCGATTTGCACCTCATCACCTGCCATTGCGATAATCGACGCAGCAGATGCAGCGAGGCCCAGCACCTTGACTGTGACCTTCCCTTCGTACTCACGCAGCAGGTTGTAAATCGCCAGGCCTTCAAACATGTCGCCGCCCGGCGAATTGATGTTCACGGTCACGTCGGCACCGCCGATTGAGCGGAGCGCGGCAGCGATGCGGCTGGCGGTAACGCCATCGCCGTACCAGTCAGCGCCAATGACGTCGAACACGGAAATGCTGTTTTCATCACTCTTTGCGGCCTTGATGCCACCGTTCCAGCGATCCATTGCGGAAGACGGCAGATCGCGATTTTCGCGCGCAAAAGGCCGCCCCTCCGGCGCTGCCGGAAGACTTTTTACTGTCATTGGGGATGCTCCTAAGCCGCCTGTTTAAGCGGTGATTGTTCGAAAGGAATGTCCGGAAAAACGGCATTGTGGACTTCGCGCAGCAGCGTGGCCCTTGCGGCGGTGCTGTTTTTGCGTAAGTCTTCAAGCGGTGTCAGATTCAGCTGCACGGTGTAGATATCACCACCTTCAATCGGCGGCAGATTTTCCAGGCGGCGCACGTCATTACGGGACATCCAGCCGTTCTGCAGCGCGGTGGTGTAATAAGCAGAGCGTCCGGCGCTGTCGGCACGAAGCAAGCCTTCAACGGAGAACTCAGCAAACAGGTCTTCATCACCGTTCAGCAGGCAGCGTGATATCTCCTGCTCAATGTTCACAAGCATCGGCCGAAGCGTATTTGTCAGGAACAGCAGGTTCATGCCTTCAACGCTCGACGCCCAGCTGCTCTGCTTGTCAACGTGACCAACCATAAACGGCGGCACGCGGAACCAGCGGCAGATTTCCTCAATACTGAATGACCGCGACTCCAGCATCTGAGCATCTTCAGGGTTAAGGGTGATGCCCTGGTAGGACATGTCGCCCTCAAGGACCATCACTTTGCCCGCATTTTTAGAACCGACGAAACGGTTAAGGTTTTCGCGGTTTTTCTGTCGCTGCTCTTTTGTCAGCAAATTCTTTGAAAGAAAGAAGCCTGACGTCTGAATACCGTTTTCAAAAATTTTTGCGGCTGACTCTTCGACCGCCATCGCTGCGCCAAACACGTCTCGCCCGGTGCGCATCGGCATCATTCCGCATACGCCATCCAGACCAAAGCCCCGGATGTGCATCATGTTTTTAACCGGAATGATGCGCGGCACGCCCTTCTCTGTGTAGGTGTACTGCAGTTCGCCACTGTCCAGCCGCTCCACCTTCATGCACTGAGGAAGAAGCGGCACCAGAGAGACCAGCTTCAGGCCGATCATCTTTTTCTCAACGTAGGCATTACCCCGCAGGCAAATGCTGGCAACCACCATCAGCATGAAGCGCGACGGCGTCATTTCGCTATTCGGACGACGGCACAGCAGCTGATAAGCCGGATGATTAAGCGCCAGCTTGCGGGAGCCGTCAGAGTCACGCTCGTATACCTTCATGGGCAGAGTTGAAACCGACTCACTCAGCAGGCGCACACAGGCCCAGACGGAGGCCAGCGCCAGCGCTTTCTCTGCTGTCACGACCTTGCCGCTGCTGCTTGTGCCGTACCACTCCTGCCAGAACGCAGCGTCATTAAGCCCAATCGACTCACCGAGCCAGTTAACAATCGCGCTCTTGATGCGACCCGGCTGTTTTTTTTCCTTCATCAGATACCTACCATGATCGGGTCATCAAAAAAGTCATCAGGATCACCGTTGTCCACCAGCACCGCATCCTCTGCTGCACCGATTGCCATAGCAGAAGCCACCACGCCGTCGATACGGCCGGTGCTTTTCTTTTTGGCAAATATGCGGTTGTCCTTTTGGTCGGCTTCAAGCACCGCAGAGGCGGCATTCCAGCGAAGGCAGGGATTAGGGCGTATGACAAGCACCCGGTTGTTCAGGTGCTCTTCAAACAGCTCAATTGATCGCGGCATCCAAAGTCCGGACTCCTGCGCCTTATAAAAGCCCTGACCGTGCGGAACAAGGTCAACGCTCACAGACTCGCTTTCGAGCTCAGGCTCCAGATACTTGATGCGGTACTGGTCAAACGCGATGCACTTAATATCGTATCTGGCCGCCAGCTCACCGATGCGCACCGCCACAAAACCATAGTTGACCGCCTTACCCGGCGGCGCGTGAATAAAGCCATTACGCAGCCAGGCGTCATAGGGGACGTGGTCAGTTTTAGCCCGCTCAAGCAAAGAATCTTTCGGCGTCCAGAACTCAACCAAAAGCTTTTTAGATTTTGGAAAGTAAAGCGCCAGCGCCGTCAGGTCACGGGAGCCGGACAGGTCCAGACCGCCATAACACTCTTCACCCGCTAAATCCTCCGGGTCAAAATCCTGTTCGCAGTTCATCCAGGTGTCGCTGTCAATCCATGGATCGGACGCTTCCACCCACTGGCAGAAGTTCAGGCGGCGAACGATGCTCTCTTTTGACGGCATGCCGCGCGCCTGTGTCACCTGCTCTCGCAGGTACTTATCCGTGAAGGTCTGACCCAGAGACGGATTAGCTTTGCCCCAGCAGGTTTCATCCTTGAATGGGTCGTCACCCTCATCCAGTGAACAGATGAAGCTGAAAAAACTGTCATCAACCAGGTCACCGGCAGCAACCTTGCGCCCGTACTCGTGATACTCATAACAGACGCTGGTTTTATCGTGGCCGCTGTTGGTGATCAGGAACATCAGCGCCTGACGGCGGCCTTTTGTACCGGCGCGCATCATCTCAACAACGGCATTTGTTTTGTGTTCATGCACTTCGTCAATCAGTGCGCCATGTGGACGCGGTCCTGACTGACCATCATCGGAGCTGATCGGCTTGAAGAAAGAGCCCGTCTGCAGAAACGCAAGGTTCCACACGTTCAGGCCAGTGCCGGATTTGGTGATGCGCTGCGCCAGCGCGGGCGACTGATCGACCATCGTCACCGCATCGCGGAACAGGATCATCGCCTGGTCTTTTTTCGTGGCCGCCGCGTAAACTTCGGCGCGGGGCTCTTTGTCTGCCATCAGCAGGTAAAGACCAACTCCGCCCGCCAGTGGCGATTTACCCGAGCCCTTACCGGACTCGATATAGCTCATGCGAAAGCGGCGCGTGCCGTCTTCCGCTTTCCAGCCGAACAGGGAGCCAACAATGAAACACTGCCACGGCAGCAGGATGAAAGGTTTCCCCTCATGCTCACCGCCATTCAGCTTCAGAACCTGAGCAAAGAAGTTAACAACGCGCGTTACCGCTTCCACATCCCAGAACAGGCCGCGCTTCGGACCCTCCTCCAGATCGCGAAGGTGACGGGCGCATGCCGCGCGGATATCTGGCCCGGCAATAACCGCACCGCTGGTAACGTCCATTGCATACTGCGTGGCCGGGTCAACCGAAGAACTGGTTGAGCGGGTCTTCTTTTTTTTCTCCACCATTCACGTTCACCTTTGACCGGGCAGCCGGTGTCAGGCCGAACTCTACCAGGTAGCTTTTAAATCGCCGGTCTGCATCAGCCAGCATTGAAACAGCCGGGTTGGCTTTAATCAGAAATCCGCCTTCGGTTTGGACTGTGTAAGTTCTGCCCTCTTCGGCAATGGTGATCCTCAACTGAAGAATATCGGCGTAAATATCACAGAGCCTTTCCAGCGCCAGCACATCGGCAACGGTCAGCACGCCCATTCCGTCGAGCAGGACAGTCAGCTTTCCCCACGCAACTTTTCCCCAATCGGTGAGGTGTGACGGCGGGCTAGGAATTTCTCTCGCAGGTGCAGGCTCTTTGTCGTTGAGTTTTCGCTTGCCCGGATTGCCGGTAACGACCTTAAGATGGGTCGGTTTTGGTCGTCTTCCGGCCATAAAAACCTCCCAGAAAAAAACTTTTCATTTCGCGG